ATGACAAATAGGGAATATATGATAAATCTATTGCTGGACGGTTTGGAATCACGCTTGAACCGAGTAAGCATTGATGATGATGGTGCAAGCGAAGAAGCTATGATTTATTACAACATAAATTGCCCGTATTATGCAGGTGATAAAAGAGCATATTGCCGAAAAGAAGGTAGTCTTGTACCAAGTAGAGAGGTATGTGTAGATTGTAAAGCACATTGGCTTGAACAGGAAGTTGATGAATAAAAACAAAACGACGAAGGAATTGATGGTAATGAATAACAATATTCCAGAAAATAAGAACAAATACAAGAACAACTTCCCGGTCAGATGAGCGATGAAGATTTGTCGGAAGTAGCGGAACACATGAAAGCAATGATGAAGATTTTGGAGAAATACAGAAAGGAATAACGAATGCCTATAGAAGCAAGACCTATGGAGCTGAAAGAAGCACAAGATTATATAAATACATATCATCGACATCACAAAGCAGCTCATAGAGATAAATTTAGAATTGCAGCCACAATAGATGGAAAAGTTGTTGGAGTGGTTCAAGTTGGCAGACCTGTATCGAGAGTATTGGACGATGGCAATACATTAGAAGTGCTTAGATTATGTACAACTGGAGAAAAGGATATATGTAGTTTTCTATATAGCAGAGCCGCACGAATCGCAAAAGAAATGGGATATTCAAAAATTATAACATATATTCTTGAATCCGAAAATGGCGCAAGCCTTAAAGCGTCTGGGTGGACTTGTGAAGCTGACGGAGTTGGTGGATCTAATTGGAATACGCCAAGCAGACCAAGAGAGATGGTAACGAATCAAATGAGTTTATTCCCAGAAAAACAAAAATATCCGATTAATGAAAAGAAACAAAGATGGAGTAAGCAATTGAAGTAACAAATAACAGCACCTTGACAATTGAGAGATTGCCGGAAACGTATAAGGAGGGCGAAGATGAATAATACAGAGCTTATAGAGCGTTTGGTGGAACTGGAACGCTCAATGGTTGAAAAAAGAGATGTTGATGTAAAAGCATTTGAGGAGAAACAAAAGCGAGAGCTTGTAGATTACGAGCTTAAGAAAACATGGGAATTAAACGGATATAGTCAGGCATTAGTAGATGTCACAGATATTTTGAGAGGAGAATCACAAAACAACGAAGGAATTGATGGTAATGAATAACAATATTCCAGGAAATAAGAACAAATACAAGAACAACTGTCGGAAGGTCTATGCAGATTATCACAGAGATGACCAAAATAAGATGATTGAAGCAAGGAGGCTCAAATGTGGACCATTAAATCGGACGAACGTCTTGAATTACATGATGAAGAAGAGGACGAAGTAATTGCAATATTACTCTGGGACGAGAGATTCTTGAACTGGAAATTGTATTATAGGTATACAGGAGGGAGTGGATATGCCTATCTGGATTCCATGGAAGGATTTGGAAAGCTTGATATTGAACCAGTAGAGATGGCAGCAGTCGAGACCATTATAGACTACTGCAAGGAAAAGGCAAACCTTTGGGAAGGACGTGCAGAGGACATGGAGGCGATGATGTGAAATGGATCCGGGAAAACATGAATCAGATAAACCTGGTAGAGGAAGGAAAAAAGATAGCATACATTGCCTATATTAACTGGGAATGGAAATTATTTGAAGGTGGCGAAGAGTGGTGTGTTGGTCTGAAGGTCTATAATTCGCACCAGGTAGAAGAGGCGCAGATGGCAGCAGTCGATGAACTGATTCGGTATCACACAGAAAAAGCAGAGTTGTTCCAGAAATATAAAATGGAGACAGCATCATAAAGCGGAGGAGGTGAAAGTCGTTGGCGTACATGGAAAGTTATGAGCAGCTGGCATTTGCAATCGTGAAGTTAGCTGTAGAAGATTATCGCAGTGCATTAAAACGATTGAAAAGACATTCGAAAGACCAGCAGGCATTACGGAGTAAAGCTGATTGCGAACGATTCTTCCGGAATGATATTGGAACATATTGTAATCTGGATGGAGAAAGGATTATGAGAGCCGTTCAGGAACAGGTGGGATATAATGATGGATAGAAAGCAGTTGAAAAAATATAAATCTAACAAAAGAAGAATAGCCGGGATCAAGAAAACAATCGACAAATTAGTGGAGCAGTTGGGCAATGTTCCGGTAGTACCTGGCAAGGTTACGAAGTCTGGTGATGAATTTCCTTACATTGAGCAGCATGTGAAAGTAGTAATGGAAGAGCCGAAAGAAGCAACTAGGTTAAAAGAGCGCATTAGAGAGAAGCGGGAAGATCTTGGTAGATTGGAGCAGGAGAATGAAGAAGTGGAGAAGTATATATTACAGTTACCTGTCGGCATGAAGAAAGAGATATTTGAAATGGTGTATCTGGACGGAATGACACAGAAAGAAGCTGGTGATAGTTTAGGGTATACCCAATCAATGGTATCCAAGGTAATAAATGCAGACATGAAAGATTCATAACATTCATATTTTAGATGTGTTATTGTTATAATGAACTTAGTGAAAAGACAGATTTCATTATGGTTTCACAATCCCCTTACAAGGTACATACAAAACCCAGAAGGAACGGCTTGGCAACAGGCTGTTCTTTTGTTGTGCAGGATAAAAAAGAAGTAGTAGATGTTTATAATAAAGAGAAGACGATGATGGCAGCAGTAAATTGATTGCTGCCATTTGCATGCAAGGAGAAAGTAAATATTGAAGAGGAATAGACCAGATAAAGACGGTACCCACCGTGGAGCTTTTGAAAAGAATAAGAAAAAGATTTATGCAACCCAGACTGTGTGTGGAATATGTGGAAAGCCTGTGGACTTTTCACTCAAGTATCCACATCCGTTGTCGCCATGCATAGATCATATTATTCCAATCGCGAAAGGTGGACATCCATCTGACTTGGATAATATGCAGCTTGCACATTGGACCTGTAACAGACAGAAGAGCGACAAGTTGATAGACAGTAGAGGCGGAGGAAAACAAGAAGAATCAATTGGAAACAGGGTACTTCCTCATACATTTGATTGGAGTAATTATAGACCTAAATAATCTTGACGGATAGGGGGCATACCTCCCCCACCGCGGGTGCGCGTGGACTTCACACCGTCACTGCGAAAAAAAACACACGCTGAGAGAAAATGGCGTGGAAAGGAGAAATAAATGGCAGATTACAGGGGCATAGATTACCTAAGGAAAAAGCTGAATCGAAAGAGAAGCCGAGTATTAAGACGGTATAAATTCTATGAGATGAAAAATATAGCACGGGACATGGGAATTGCCACACCACCTAGCCTGCAATGGTTACAGGCAGTACTTGGATGGAATGCAAAGGCCGTAGATTCGATTGCGGACAGGCTAGCGTTCCGTGGATTTCGCGATGACAATTTTGACATGACAGGGATATTTCGAATGAATAATCCGGATATATTATATGATTCCGCGGTACTGTCGGCATTGATTTCTTCCTGCTGTTTCATCTACATCTCGAAAGGTGAAGATGACTTCCCGAGATTACAGGTAATTGATGGAGCAAATGCGACTGGAATTATCAATCCAATCACAAATCTGCTCACGGAAGGCTATGCAGTACTGGAACGCGATGACAATGGAAAAGTGACCGTAGAGGCTTATTTTGTAGAAGGGTGGACAGTAATCTACAGAAACGGAGTACTTGTTCAGTTTTTTGAGGATAACGCACCAGCACCGCTACTGGTGCCAATCATATTCCGACCGGATGCTAAGAGAGCATTTGGTCATTCTAGAATCAGCCGGGCATGTATGTCAATTACAGAATCAGCAATGAGAACTTTGAAGAGATCTGAGATAACTGCAGAGTTTTATTCATTTCCGCAAAAATATGTAGTTGGTCTGGATCCGGACGCAGAACAGATGGATAAGTGGAAAGCTACTGTATCGAGCTTATTACAATTTGATAAAGATGAGGAGGGAGATTCGCCGACTTTAGGACAATTCCAGCAGCAGTCTATGGCACCACATTTAGATCAACTTAAAATGTTTGCCGCGTTGTTTGCCGGAGAGACCGGATTGACCCTTGATGACTTAGGATTTGCAACGGAGAATCCGGCTAGCCAGGAAGCAATCAAGGCATCACACGAGAATCTGAGACTGACAGCAAGAAAAGCACAGCGAGCATTTGGTAGTGGATTTCTGAATGCTGGCTATCTGGCTGCATGCCTACGTGATGATTATCAATATTACCGCAATCAGGTATATATGACGACGCCAATCTGGGAACCAGTGTTTGAGCCAGATGCAGCAATGCTGTCCAATATTGGAGATGGAGCAATTAAGATTAACCAGGCAGTGCCAGGATATTTCAATGCAGATAACTTAAGAGATTTAACTGGAATTAACATGAGCAATCTGCCAGTAACTCCGGAGGTGTAGCCTATGGAGGACATCGCACCAGGACTTTTGGAGAAGATACAGAAACAATTCTATCATGATATTGAAAAGAGCAGCATCATTAAAAACTTCAAGAAACAGGCACAGAGAGGTAAGATTTCATATAGCCAAGCAAACGAGGTAGCACAAGAGATTGGGAAAATCTTAGCGCAATCATATTCGGACAACTTATCATCTGATATATTGCCAGATGGAAAGATGTATTATAACATTGCTTCCAGAGTATTGGATCCGACGTTGAGGGAAGCTTATGAGATGGCGGCAGATAATGCAGCTATTGTACAGCAGATCATGAACGAAGCAGCAGGCATTGGAATTAAAACAATAAGAGCACAAATCCAACAGGATAATATAAATGGTATTGTAAATCGGATTTCAAGTGAGGAATATTTTGATGATGTGAAATGGATTCTCGATGCACCTGTACGGAATTTGGTTCAGAAAGCAATGGACGATACTGTTCAAAAAAATGCGGATTTTCATGCAAAAGCTGGATTGAGACCAAAGATTATACGGAGATCTTCCGGACATTGTTGCGAATGGTGTAATCAGGTAGCTGGAACATATGTATATCCAAATGTTCCTAAAGATGTGTTTCGGAGACATGATAATTGTGATTGCATTGTTGAGTATTATCCGGGAGACGGTAAAAAGCAAAATGTATGGACAAAAGAATGGAAATACGAAAAAGAATCTGATAAAATAGAGGAAAGAAAAGCAAGAGAAAAAAATGAATTAGCAATCAGGATAGCTGAACACCCAAAGATGTTTCAGGCATATACACCGGAAGGATTGAAAAAAGCATTGGAGAAAGCCGGATATGAAGTTAAACCATTAGGAAGAGGGAGCTTAAAAGGCATACCATTTGAAGAAGGCGGTGGATTTCGAGTCTCTTATGATGGGGACGGATATTTACAATATCATCCTGAAACCAATAGCCATCATGGAGAAGCCTATTATAAAACATCAAGTGGAAGAACAGGGACAAAGCGCTATAATCTGAATGGAGATGAGAAAAATGACTAAGACGAGAGAAAGCGTTGAATATATTGAAAACAGATTGAGAAAAATATATGAAGAACGTAAAATCAATAATGAAGATTGGTTTATTTTACCGAATCAAGTAGCCATACATATTGATATTATAGAAAAAAAACGTCTCGTAATTGAATTCGCAGATAATGAGGAAAAAGCCAAAACACACATGGCTGATGATGGACAATCATATTATCTCGATGATTATACACTTGAAGAGATGTTCAATGAAATGATAAAAGAAATTGAGAATGAAATATGATTACCCGAGCAAAAAGAGGTGAAAAACATGACATATGATGAAGTAAAAAGATTTTTGCACAAAAAAATTATTGTGACAGATATAGACGGAAATCGTATAAAAGGGATATTTACCAATACAGTGTCAGAATACGACACATCGTCTGGAAAAGAAGAAATAGAACTAGATGCCGGGAAAGTATTTTATGGAATTCCGCTAGATGAAATAAAAGATATAATAGAGATTAAATAAGCTGCCAGATTATTCTGGTGGCTTATATTTTTTGAGGAGGCTACATGGGAGAAGTAAGGAAGGGGCGGCAGACCCCGACACAATCTGTCGTGCTGCCTTATTCTTCAACATATGGAGCTGAAGCAATAGACATTTATAATTCGACAGGAAGAACTGCACAGGAGTGGCAGGAGCTTCTACTGTCAGACATTTTGGCCGTAAACGAAGAGGGGTTATGGGTACATACCAAATTCGGGTATTCAGTCCCAAGGCGTAATGGAAAGAATGAAATTGTTGCAATAAGGGAGATGTATGGATTAAAGAAAGGCGAAAGAATCCTACATACAGCACATAGAACAACAACTACACATAGCGCATGGGAACGACTTTCGAATTTGCTAAAGAAAGCAAATATCGAGGTCGTTTCTTCATATAAGGCATTTGGAAAAGAACATTTGGAAGTTGCTGGAGGTGGAATTATCGAATTTCGAACCAGAACATCAAAAGGTGGTCTGGGAGAGGGATTTGATCTACTAATTATCGATGAGGCACAAGAGTACCAAGATGATCAGGAGAGTGCATTAAAATATGTCGTTACAGATAGCAAGAATCCACAGACAATTTTTTGTGGAACACCACCAACTCCAGTCAGCTCCGGAACGGTTTTTACAAAATTCCGTAAGGCAACCTTGGAAGGACAAACGGTTAACTCTGGGTGGGCAGAATGGTCCGTGCCGGAGCAGACAGATATAAGAGATATAGACGCCTGGTATGAGACAAATCCATCTCTTGGAACAGTATTCACGGAAAGATCTGTAACTGATGAGATTGGTTCAGATCCAATCGATTTCAATATCCAGCGATTAGGATTATGGATTCGCTATAATCAGAAATCAGCTATCAGTGCAACAGAATGGAATGAATTAAAAACTGATATCCCACCGGAGCTTACAGGAGATCTTTTTGTAGGAATCAAATACAGCAAAGATGGGAATGCGGCAATGGGAGTTGCGTCTAAAACGAAAGATGGCAAGATATTTTTAGAGTGCATCGATTGTCGCGAAGTACGTGCAGGTGATACATGGATACTAGCATATTTGAAAAACTGGAAAGCGAGAAAGGTGATTATAGATGGAGCATCAGGACAGCAGTTAATGGAAAATGAAATGAAAGATTGTGGTATAAAAAATTCACACCTTCCGACAGTGAAGGAAATCATTGCCGCGAATGCCTCGTTTGAACAAGGGCTATATCAAAAAAATATTATCCATTCCGGGCAGCCATCATTAGTACAGGTAGTAAGCAACTGTGAAAAAAGAACAATAGGAACTAATGGTGGATTTGGCTACAAGGCAATGAAAGAAGAGATGGAGATTGCGTTGCTTGACAGTATCATACTTGCATACTGGGCGTGCAGTGAGACGAAAACGAAGAAAAGAAAACAAAGAGTTAGTTGTTAAGAGACACCTTAGGGTGTCTTTTTACATATTACGCAACCCAGCGGTTAATGGAGAAAGGAGTAACAAAATGGCAGAATTTACACCAATTACAACACAGGAGCAGCTTGATAAAGTAATCGGAGAGCGCATTGCGGGAGTGAAAGCAAAATATGAAGGCTTTGATGGTTACAAGAAAAAAGCAGAAGATTATGATGCTCTAAAAGCAAAATCCGATGGTTTTGAACAGCAGATTGCAGCGTTGAACAAGGAAATCAACGGTGATGGAGAAAAGAATCTCGGATACAAGAAACAGCTTGAAGAGGCGCAGGGCAAGATCAAGGGATACGAGACCAGTTCTCTCAAGATGAGAATTGCACATGAAAATGGAATCCCATATGAACTTGCAGGTAGATTAAGTGGATCTGATGAAGAGGAAATCAAGAAAGATGCTGAGACAATGGCAAAATTCTTGAGAAAAAAAGATGTTCCTCCACTTGCAGGAGGAGATCCACAAAAAATTGATGATAAAAAGACAGCAATGAAAGGCATGCTGGCTAGTTTGAAAGGAGAATAAAAAATTATGGCAACATCAAAAGGAACAATGTTCGACCCTACACTGGTCAAAGATCTTATTACAAAAGTAAAAGGGAAGTCAGCACTGGCTGCATTATGTGGTCAGACACCGATTCCGTTCAATGGATTGAAAGAAATGGTTTTTTCTATGGACAATGAAATTGATATTGTCGCAGAGAATGGAAAGAAAACAGAAGGCGGTATTGCTATCGCACCGGTTAAAATTGTACCGGTTAAGTTTGAATATGGTGCAAGAATCTCTGATGAATTTATGATTGCTACAGAAGAAGAGCAGTTGGATATTTTAACAGCGTTTAATGATGGATTTGCGAAGAAAGTAGCGAAAGGACTTGACCTTGCAGCTATGCATGGTATTAACCCAAGAACGGGAACAGCATCTGCTGTAATTGGAGACAATCATTTTGATGCGAAAGTTACGCAAACTGTAGATTATGCGTCAGCAACACCGGATGCAAATCTGGAAGATGCGATTGCGGTAGTAGATGGTTCTGAAGGAGATGTAACAGGACTCGCGCTTTCGAAGACGTTCGGATCAGCGATGGCAAAAGTCAAAGCGAATGGAATCAAGCAGTATCCGGAATTTGCATTTGGAGCATCACCTGCAACATTTAATGGAACCCCGACAAGCGTCAACAAAACTGTATCTAGTGGAACAACGAAAGACCACGGTATTATTGGAGACTTCCAGGGAGCGGTTAAATGGGGATATTCAAAGGAAATTCCTATGGAAATTATTCAGTATGGTGATCCGGACAACTCAGGAAAAGACTTAAAAGGATATGGTCAGATCTATATCCGTGCAGAAGTATATCTGGGATGGGGAATCTTGGTGCCAGAATGGTTTGCAAGAATTAAGGAGGCATAGTATGAAGTATAAAAATACAAAAACGGGCGCAATTATTGAGACAAGTACAAAGGTTTCCGGCGAAAACTGGGAACCTTTTACCGGCAAAGAATCCAAGGAGAAAAAAACGCCATCCAAAAAGCAGCAGGCTAACAAAGCGGAAGGCGATTCCAAAGACGATGCACAAGAGGGCACAGAATAATGGATCCATTCGCTACACTAGAAGATATATCTATCCTGTGGCGTGAACTTAAGGAATCCGAGTACAGCAAGGCAGAGAAGCTTCTGACAGTTGTCTCGGATTCTCTGAGATATGAAGCCAACAAAGTCGGAAAAGATTTGGATAAAATGATTGAACAGAATGAGGCGTTGCGGAACGTTGCGAAATCTGTGACTGTTGACGTGGTAGCGCGTACACTTATGACATCAACAGACACAGAGCCAATGACACAGATGTCTCAATCAGCTCTGGGCTATTCTGTGACAGGAACATATCTGATTCCTGGAGGCGGTTTATTCATTAAGAAATCCGAGTTATCCAGACTAGGTATTAGAAGACAGAGAGTTGGGGTGATGGATATTTATGGCATCGATGATCAAGGGAATTCCAGTAACACTGTATGAGAAGACAGTAATTGGAAAAGATGAATTTGATCACCCGTTATACCGAGAGATACCAGTGACAATTGAGAATGTGCTTGTAGCTCCGGCATCGACCACGGAGATTCTGGACACATTAAATCTGACCGGAAAGAAAGCGGTATACAATATTGCAATTCCGAAAGGAGACAATCACACTTGGCAGGATTGCCGGGTGGATTTCTTCGGAATGTCTTGGCAAGTGATTGGGTTTCCACAACAAGGCATTGAAGAGAATATCCCGTTAGAATGGAATCAAAAATGGCAGGTGGCGTTATATGGGTAAGACGAAGATTGTTTTGAACCGTGCCGGTGTTAGAGAGTTAATGCAGTCACCGGAAATGCAGGCGATACTTGTGGAACATGCGAATAAGATAGCCAGTGCATCAGATACAGAAGCATATGTAGCACAGACAAGAGCGGTTGTAAAGGTATGCGGAGATGATGGTAATAACGGATTATTGAAGGCGGTTGGAAAACATGGTGGAAAAAATCGTTAAGGATTATCTGCAGTCCAGTCTAGGGATACCGGTTAGATTGGAAGAAGAGGATAATCTCGGAAATGAATATGTATTGATTGAAAAGACTGGATCTGGAGGAGAAGACCATATCAAACGGGCAACTCTGGCTATCCAGTCTTATTCTACGTCCCTGTACGGGGCGGCATCGCTCAACGAGCGGGTAAAAGCAGCAATGGGAAAAATAATCGAATTGGACGATATCAGCAGATGTGAGCTTAATACAGATTACAACTATACCGATACTGCCAGAAAAAAATATCGGTATCAGGCAGTATATGATATCGTCCATTATTAGGAGGGATAAGATGAACACAGAACATGTAAGTGCAGGAAAGCCCAAAATTGGTGGAGCAATCCATCGAGCACCATTAGGAACCGAACTTCCAACCGATGCAAAAACGGAACTGAATGCAGCGTTTAAGGAACTGGGGTACTGTTCAGAAGATGGAATCACGAATTCTAATAGTCCTGAGACGAATAACGTGAAGGCGTGGGGCGGCGACACTGTTCTGGATTTGCAAACAAGCAAACCAGACAGTTTTAAATATAAGTTACTCGAAATCACAAATATCGAAGTTTTAAAGGCTGTATATGGAGACGAAAATGTAACAGGGACACTTGAAACTGGAATTACGGTAAAAGCTAATAACAGCGAAGCGGAAGCATGCACCTGGGTAATCGACATGATTTTGAAGAAAGCGCTAAAACGAATTGTGATTCCATCGGCAGCAGTTACAGAGGTAGCAGATATTGTCTATAAAGACAGCGAAGCTATTGGATATGAGACAACACTCAAGGCTACACCAGATTCAAACGGACAGACTCACTATGAGTATATCGTACAGAAAGGGAAGTAAGATGAATACAGAAAAAAATGAAGTGGCAGCAATTACAGGAACAACAGAAAGCGGGTTCCAGTACACTTTACCGCCAGATGCTCTAGACGATTATGAATTATTGGAAAACCTGTGCGCCATTGACAATGGAGATGTCTCTAAGATTACAGGGACTGCCAGACAACTCCTTGGAGATGCACAAATAGAAGCACTTAAGGACCACGTAAGAAAGGAAAATGGAAGAGTTCCAGCTTCAAAAATGATTGAAGAAATTATCCAAATATTCAAAGGATCTCAAGTAAAAAACTCTTAGTCCTCGCTCACATGATAAACATAGATGAAGAAGCATTGATTTGTGATTTTGCAGAAACGTATCACATTTATGATTACAAATCCCTACCGCTACGAACGGTGGGGATTTTTGCGTGTGGGTTGAGGCCGGATTCAAGAATCGGAATGAGAATATCTGATTCAAAACTTACAACAGATCAAACATTATTAGCACTGGTTGCTGATAATACGCGGGCAATCGCCTGGTTAAATAGCTCAGACGGTGCAAAAGGGATTAATCGTCCAAAATCATTGGTAGAGGCACTGATTGGAGAAAAGAAAACTACAGAAAGTGTAATCGAAACGTTCGAAACGGGACAGGATTTTGACGATGAGTGGAGACGACTGACAGGAGGTGAGAAGTAGTGGCTACAGAACTTGCAAAAGCATATGTGCAGATTATTCCGTCTGCACAGGGAATCAGTGGAAAAATTCAACAGGCAATAGACCCAGAGGCAGAACCGGCAGGAGCTTCGTTTGGAGGTAAATTAGTCGGAAAGTTAAAAGGGATTATTGCTACTGCAGCAATTGGAAAAGCGTTAGGATCAGCAATCAGCGAGGGAGCAAATCTTGAGCAAAGTCTTGGTGGAATTGAGACACTATTCAAGGATAGTGCTGACAAGGTTAAGGCGAATGCTGCGGAAGCCTATAGGACAGCCGGTATGAGCGCGAACGATTACATGGAATTGACCACAAGCTTCTCAGCAAGCCTCCTGTCCAGCCTTAGCAATGATACATCTAAGGCGGCAGATGTAGCAGATATGGCTATGACCGATATGTCCGATAATGCCAATAAAATGGGAACCAACATGGAAGACATTAAGAATGCCTATCAAGGATTTGCAAAACAAAATTATACCATGTTGGACAATTTAAAATTAGGTTACGGTGGTACTAAGACAGAAATGGAGCGCCTGCTTGCTGATGCTCAAAAAATAACGGGTGTAAAGTATGACATCAACAATCTGTCTGACGTGTATTCGGCTATCCATGTAATTCAAGGGCAGTTGGATATTACCGGAACAACGGCCAAGGAAGCTGCAACAACCATATCCGGTTCTTTCGCCTCCATGAAGGCCACAGCGCAAAATGTAATGGGTCAGATTGCTCTTGGAATGGACATAAAACCAGCTTTGTCAGCACTGGCAGAGACGATGACAACTTTTCTTGTCGGGAATTTACTTCCTGCAGTATGGAATGTAATTTCTGCACTTCCGGGGGCGTTAGTAACATTTATACAGACTGCTACACCACAGTTGGCAACTGCATTAATGCAATTTGTGCCAGAGATTGCGTCGCAAGTCCAAACCGCATTGCCACAGCTATACGAAATGGCAAACGGAATGCTGCTACAGATTACAACTGCAATCCAAACAAATCTTCCAGGGCTATTACAACAAGGTGTTGAAATCGTAACTAATATTGCAAATGGAATATTGCAGAATATTCCTCAATTAATTTCGATGGCAGCAACACTGATGGCTAATTTTGAAAATGCGATATGGTCGGCGTTACCACTTGTATTAGCAGCAGGAGGCAAATTAATACTTAATCTTGTCAATGGAATTATTAATAATCTTCCACAGATTGCAACAGCTGCAGCTCAAGCAGTGGCAAAAATGACGGCGACAATCGGACAGAATCTACCGCAGGTTCTGCAGTCTGGTATTGAGATTATTGGAAAGTTGGCGGCTGGATTAATTCGAGCAATCCCAAGCCTTATAGCTCAGATTCCTCAAATTATTTCTGGAATTCGAAGCGCGTTTTCAAATGTTGATTGGGGGACTATTGGTCACAATATTATCCAGGGAATTGCGAATGGACTCAGAAATGCAGGACATATGTTGTGGGAAGCTGTTAAGGGAGTGCTTGGAAGTTTTAAGGATAATGTACTGTCGTTCTTCGGAATCCATTCTCCTTCTCGTTGGGGTATATATGTCGGAGAGATGATTGACACTGGTTTTGCAAAAGGAATTATAGGAGAGCTTCCTTCTATTACTTCAGCAGTTTCTAAATTACAGGACATTGCTACAAGCCCATTTACAAATACAAATCTGAATTATGATTTACAGGGAACAGCAAACAGCTCCAGAACATCAGGAAATGAGACGGCAAGTCGACTTGATACTTTAATTGCATTATTAAGAGCAATTATTGCGATTATAGATGGAAAACCAAGTGGAGATGTAAGCGAACGAGAACTGATTCGAGCATTAAGAGATATGGGGGTTGTATTCGAATGATAGAAATCAAATATGTATGTTCTAATGGAAAAGAATACAATCTTGTGGGTGACCGGATGAGACCAACGTCCGGTTATTTCCATAAATATGAATGGAAACCAATGACCACAGATCAGGAAATTGGAGCAGATGTATACGGGTTTGAAAAAGAACCAAAAACATATCAAATCACATTAACATTCCGTGGACCACTGGAAAAACGCAAAGCCAAGATGGACGAGTTGACAAACTGCTTTGAGTATGACGTTGTAAATCTTACTCCAGGGCGCATATGGTTTGGAAACTATTATATTGATTGCTATATTAAGGATATGTCCAGCAAAGTGTCATCTACCCGGAACTGCTGGACAGACATGGAACTCGGTATCTACTGTCCATATCCTATGTGGGCAGAGGAAGAATCTAAGAGCTTCTATCCGGATAGCGCGGACAAGGGGGGAATTTATAACTTTTTAGATTATCCATATGATTATCAATACGACTATTCAAAACCATTATCCGGAACAGAGCATTGGTATGTAGATCATTACAGAAGTAGCAATTTTCAGATGACTATCTATGGCCCGTGTGCGAATCCAAGAATTACCATTGCCGGGCGGGTCTATCAAGTATACGATACGCTTGAAGCACATGAGTATATTGTTATTGATTCGCGTAAAAAAACAATCATAAAAAGACTTGCTAATGGTACAGAGCAGAACATTTTCTACAAGAAAGCAACCGGTAATTCTATATTTGCAGAAATTCCGGCAGGAGATATCTTAATAAGTTGGAGCGGAGAATTCGGTTTTGACATTGTGGTGTACAAAGAAAGGAGTGTACCGGAATGGATCTCATCAAAACAGATCAATACGGAAGGCAGATCGGCTATGTCCAGGGTGCAAATATAGATTTCGAAGTCGGAGCTGATGAAGCCGACAGTATTAATGATTTTGAGATTGAGCTTAAGCGTTGGAATTGGGATGGGTCTATTAGATATGGAACTAGAGTATTTTCACCGGATACTGAGTATGGCGGAATTGTCCGAGAAATCAGCACCGATACAAGCACCAATGTAATCCGTGCAAAAGGAGATACCTGGCGTGGAATGATGACCAAAAAGATTATACAGCCATTAAGTGGCCAAGATTACGCAACAGCATCTGGGGAACTTAATTCAATCATAAAATCCAAGATTGAAGCTGAGTTCCCTGGACTCTTTTATGGCGTTACTGCAGATACGGGTGTTACAGTGAACAATTATCAATTTGACCGGTATTGTACCTTGCATGCTGGACTGGTTAAGATGTTGAAATCAGTAGGATATCGACTGGATATCAGATACCAAGAAGGTGATGTTGGTATGGCCGGATATGTGAAAGTGAGTGCTGTTCCAATCAACGATCTGTCATCAGAGTATGAGCTGACCAATGATAATAACATGAATTTCATAACTGACGATAACCGGCGCGGAATCAACCATCTGATTTGTCTTGGAAAAGGGGATTTAAAGGACAGGTTGGTTATACATCTATACACTGATCAGAACGGTACAATTTCGCAGACTCAGCAATATTTTAAGGGAGCAGAGGAAATTGCGGCTATATATGATAGCAGCGGATCAGAAAGAGATGACCTGATTAAGAATGGAATTAAGGAACTGGAAAGCAAGAAGTCAAGTATGTCTTACAACATGACCATGACTAAGTTGGAAGGAAATATCGATCTAGGAGATATTGTTGGAGGAAAAGATTATCTGACCGGAATTAGCATGAAGAAACCGATTGGTCGAAAGATATGGACAATATCCTCCGGGAAAGAAAAAGTAGTGTATAAACTGGAAGGAGAGACATAATGGAAATAATTACAGGATATACAGGAAAGCCCCATGTAACATCAGAACAGGATAGAGGTGTAAATATTGGAGTTGTGGGAGAAGCATCTTATGTACTGCAGACTGGAATGCAGTTGGCAGCAGAGGTATCTTCCAACAATGAAATTAAAATCAGAGACGGTGTGTTGATACATCAAGGGTGCACAGCATCAATCAAGAAAAATACATATGACTCTCTTACTATCATCAATGGTAGTCAGGGAATGAAGCGTATTGACTTGATTGTTGCTAGATACGAAAAGAACCAAGACAATAGAACAGAAGGTCTTGACTTGAAAGTTATCCAGGGAACACCGGCGGAATCAAACCCGGTAGTTCCCGAATATACAGAGGGAGATATTCAGGCTGGTGATTATGTGGCAGACATGCCAATGTACCAAGTTATTATTGATGGACTTAATATTACAGAAGTCAAAAAAGTGTTTGAAGTCGCCCCAAGTATTGATGCTCTGAAGAAAGAAATTGCTGAATTAAATAGCAATATGAAAGTAAAGTGCTTTCGTAAAACCGTACCATCAGAGACGAATATCCTCGTTGATTTCTCAAATGAAGTCGCTGCTTTGATGACACAAGGTAATAAAATTGTAGACTGCATCTGTGGAGCAACAGCTAATTCTAATAATGCCTTGGTCTACGGAAAAACCGCTATTCAAGCCACTTCGGATTGGACATATGTCTATGCTAGAGTCAATCAGAATTACTATGACGGACTTGGAGGCACTACGACCGTCACTTTGTTAGCTATTTACGAGTAAATCAAATCGGCAGGCACACCGCAGACCACTGACGGTTCCAGCTCATGCCAAAGGAACTATATAAGTTTTGCCTTGAAAAACTGTATGAGCTACCTTTTTTTAACCCAGAAAAACCGCTCTTTGCATTTAATGGGATGTATACATTGTTGTTTCCAGAGCATGCGCCAGTATGAACGAACATTTCTTGTAATATGCTTTGATCGTTTTTGATTTTAAACTCAAGGAATTCTCCATTCATGCCCCAACCTGCGCACGAAAAAGAAACGATTGCAATACAGTCAAACGGAGCTACGAATGATATAAAGTCACTATCAGAGGATTTAAAAACCTTTGGACTTTTGCTATTTTATTAAGCAACGAATTGTTGCATCATATGAATTTCCTACATGCTACCATAAAGCAAAAAGGAGATCGATATGGAGCAACGAATCATGGAAGTGTTAAGGAGAATGCAACCAGTCTTGGAGGACGAGGAACTCCGGGAGCTTAAGAATGTGCTGCATATGGTATTCGCTGGGTGCGACGTCGCACAAAAGACAGAGGTACAATGCGTGGATGATTCCTGGAGGATTGACCTGGAAGATTACTTAATGTCTAAGGCATTGGAGGGCAAGAGTGTTGATACGGTAAATCGGTATCGATATGAGCTGACAAGATTGTTATCATACATCAATAAGCCAGTGGCAGACATAACAGACGGGGATATATCAAGTTACTTGAGAGCTTACAAGAATATCCGGGCAGTCAAGAACAGTACGCTAAAGGGAGTACGTGCAGTGTACAGTAGTTTCTTCGCGTGGCTCAGAGACAGAGATCGTGTAAGACGAAATCCGATGGTACTGGTGGAATCAATCAAGGTGGAAAAGCGCGTCAAGCGCCCGTTCACAGACACAGAACGGGAGCAATTACTCCGGAGTTGCGCCACTATCAGGGACAAGGCTATGATGGAATTCTTATATTCCACGGCGGTCAGAGTGTCGGAGCTTGCCAGTCTTAATATTGATGATATCCGGTGGAGCAGTAAGGATTTAATTGTATACGGAAAAGGCGGAAAAGAAAGGACGGTGTACCTAAATGAACGCACGAACATGTATCTGCAGGAATACCTGCAGAGCAGAACCGATAATAATCCGGCATTATTTGTAGGACTTAAGAGTCCACACAATCGGCTATCGAAGGCTGGAATAGAAGATATGATAAGACGTACCGGAGAACGTGCAGGAGTCGAAAAGGCTCATCCACACAGATTTCGAGGTACGTCCATTACTAATGCCATTAACAGAGGCATGCCGTTACAGGAAGCTTCTATCATGGCAGGACACGCCAAAACTGAGACGACAATGCTCTACTGCAGCGTTGATCAGGAATCGGTGAAATATCACCACAAGAAATATTTAAGCGCATAGCATAAATAAAAAAGTAGTAGCTTTTCTCTTACCACAATTCACACTCACACTCGGCAATGGTCGGGTGCTTTTGTTATGCGCTTTTATATATGTAACTTTATTAATGCAAGAAAGGAGGAGTACTTAATAAAATAGCAAATTAAATATTTTAAATAAAGCAAATGGGAATGGCAGCGCGCTCAGAGTCTTCGATGCGACCGAAAATCTCGTATATGGGTGTTGGCAGAATGGATTATTCCGGTACGGTGGCTACTACGGCAATGGTGCACCGTCTGACTGGGCTGGTATCATGCTGGTGTCTCCAATCTATACTAATGGAGAAGTCAACGGCTTTCTTAAAGTTGCTTGGGATATGAGCATGACCCAGTATATCATGAAAAATAACAAGGACGGATCCGTGGCTCAGGCGTGGACAAAAATGTAAAACTACACTGGATACGCAATTGTAAATCCGGCTTCAACAAATCCGTCTCCAGCGACCAAATATACCTGTCCATTTGGTCTAATTTCCACTGATGCTCCGTGACGTTGTCCAGCTCCATTTGCTGTCCACGCCTGAGACTTTATAGTATAATCTGGGCGTACTGCGCTCGGAAGCTGTGCAATCAAAAATGACATTCCGGATACTCCGCCACTTACAACGCAATGATAATCAATATGTACAATGCCAGATTTCTTTGTAATATGATATGTGGGATTCGTCCAAGCTAAAGATTCGAAGTTATAACTTATTTTGCTATTTTATTAAGTACTCCTCCTTTCTTGCATTAATAAAGTTACATATATAAAAGCGCATAACAAAAGCACCCGACCATTGCCGAGTGTGAGTGTGAATT